ACTTCACCAGACATATATTCAAATCCTACATTACCAGATTCTCTCGACTCAAATTTACCTATATGGTATTTACCTGTATGTCTTACAAATAAACGTTTGTTATCAAATTCGTTACCGTCTACTCTTTGTCTTTCTAAATGTAATAAATATTCTAAACCTTTTACTGCGGCTGTTGGTGCAGATAAACCTACGTTATTTTCTGTACCATTGTAAAAATTTGGTTTGCTTTCATAGCCAAACCTTGCTAGCTTACGTAATCCAACACCAATACGATAGTTATTCGGGTGATATGTAGTTTGATCTACAACACGTGGTATATCATATAAATTATCTGGGTTAGTTCTAACAAAATACTTTGTTTGCTCTAATTTAGCATTGCCTATATTACCTGCAGCATATACGGTGCCGTATTTTAAAAAGTCATCGTATAAGCCTTTGAGAAACTGCGATTGCGCATTAAAGGACAATAGTACTGCTATAAGCAGAATTAATTTTTTCATATTACTTCGTATTTTGTTTTGTTGTTGGAATCTCTGTAAGCTTTTAAGCATCTGTTTCTATTAGAGTCAGGACATGCATAACTAACATGTACCCAATCAGGGTTGTTATCTGTTCCAAACTCCCATATAAGCTGATCAAAATCAAGATTGTTTTTTATGTAGTTATACATTTCCGCGTTTGTTTTGTGACCATATGTGTCATCAATATCAATTGCACGGCCTTCACAATGTTGTGATTTTGAACTACCTCCGATTGCTTTATTAAGCTCAACCGAACGAAAAAATGAATTAATTTTTATAGGGCCACCTACAAATTTACGTAGTGGCTCAAATATATTTTCTGCAACAACTTGCATATTAGTCTTCTCATACTCGTTAGGTATATTGTTTATACCTTTTCTTTTAGCTGTGTATGAAAGCGTAGCTTCTTTATAACTAATGTGGTCGCTTATCATTTTCTTCTCTTTACAGATTTAACACGACGAGGCTTACCAGCTGGCTGCCCCAGTCTTTTCTTTTCAGCTATTTTTTTACGCTTTTCAGAAGCAGACATTTCAGATGCTGTTTTAGGTGTAGCGCTAGACACACGTTTTTTAGGACGGCAATATGGCACGCCTCTTTTTTCACCTTTTCTTCTGCCACATGGTTTACCTGTACGGACATCAACCCATTCTTCTTTAAACCATCTACGCAGAGCAGCACCTTTTTTAGTTTTTCTTACTGCCATCTAATATTTTATTTACTTTGTTTCTTGTGCAGACCATTTTTTTAGCATAGCTAGGATTTTTTTTACGATTAAAAACGTATTGTTGATTCAAGCTTCCGATAATTTTCTTTTTATTACCTTTTCTACTTTTAATCATCCATTTTGCAAGATCACCACAGGATAGCTTCTTAAATTTACCTTCCGCATCGGGAGCATCACTATCTTTCCATTCAGGTCTTTTTGCCATGCTTTTTTCTTAATTTATTTTTACAGGCTGTAGCTATTTTAGATTGCTTAGGTTTTTTACCGTAACGAGCTCTTTGCTCCATTACTGTTAATATTTGTATTTTTCTAGCAAAAGATTTACTAGATCCCATAACTTTTTTGCAAGTTGCGTTAGCATCAGCAACCGATTTATATTTTATACTAACAGTATCTTTAGGGTTTTCGTCTGTATATAGTCTACGAGAAGAACCCTTAGGTTTTTTACCTGTACCTTTTTTTGGATCGGCCATTACTTAGGTTTTTTATGCCCGCATCCTTTTTTCTTCAAAGCAATATGCTCTGCAAATGTTTTAGCTTTAAAAGCTTTTCCTTTTTTTCCACAGTACATCATATGAGGCTTAAAATCTTTTTCCCCTTTTTTCATGTACATCGCGTCCTCTTTCATATACATTTTATCCTTTGCCATTTTATTTCTTTTTAGATTTATTACCCCAGTTGGCAGCGCCGACTTTACGACACTTGCTTAATGCTCCACTAGCATAAGCCGACGGAAATACTTTATATCTTCTTTTTACCTTATGGTAACACGCGTCTTTTGCCATCAGTTTAATTTTTTACGTTCTAATTTTTTTCTTTTAACTTTCTTTAATCCTGTTGTAGATGTTTGCGGTTTTTTAGCTTTTGATTCTATCAATCCAACATCCCATTTACTATAACCTAAAGCTAGCGAAACAGCCTGCCAAGTTTCAACATCTTGGCGCACAGGTGTAGAAAGGTTATCTAATTTACGTATTACGCGATCTGCTGGTAAATTAGTAGTTGCGGATATAATTTTTCCTGCTGATTCAAATACTGGGTTGTCTAACGTAAACCCAGCCGTTTTCATTTTTTCCCGCGTGTTGCGATATGTAAACATTCTACCTGCTGACGCTAACTTTTCTATTTTAGAGCTAATAGGTGGTGATAGCTTTAAGGCTTCGTATGCCACCTCTTCGTAATCTGGCCTTGCTAATTTAGATTGTCTAACACCTTCAAGCACCATATTTTTACCAGCAGCAACCGCAGCACCACCAAATCCTAAACCTCTAAGCAAACCGTCAGCTGTACCGTTTGCTATTCTAAAATATCTGTTTCTAGTTTTCTCTTCTTCTTCGTCATCAAACGCTAATGCAAACAAAGCTGTTTGTAAAGAAGAAAAGATTACGTTCTGCACAGCACCGTAGTACATTAATTTGCTAAGGTTTGTTTTCCAATCACCTCTTCGATTAATCAAATCTAAAGCAGCCTTTTTTGTTAAGCGAGCATATTGCATAGGTGTGTTAGCAAAAGCTAATATAAGGCGCCCTAAACCGCTTGCTTGCTGCATAGATATGCGGTCTGGACGTGAAGATTGCTGTGTTTCTTCAGCTATTTCTTGAAAGTCAACAAATGCCTGCTTAGCCGCGTCCTCTTGCGTCATTCCCTCTTTGACATACCTATTTAATCGGTTGCGATAAAATGACGCGCCGCCTAATGCTATTGCATGCGAGTCAGCAATTTGTGTAGGCAAAAAACCTTTTTTAAGTAATGACGCTATAACAGCTCTTACGGGGTTTCTACCTTCTTCTGCTGCTCTTGCAATCTCGTCCGCGTTTACGTCGGTTTTCAAGCCTGATCGTCTTTCTTTTAAGAAGTCAGAATTAAATAACGATACATAATCGCCCCAAAATTGTGGTTGATTTATAAAAGCGCGACTTGCTGCTAGCGGATTATTATCACCAAAGTTAACAAAGTTAACAAAAGACAGTTGCTGTAATAACGCAGATCTTGTATTAAAGAACATAATAGCACCAACAGAATCATTAATCCAATTTACAAATTGATTTGTTAATCTATTTGAGCCACTAATTCTACGTCTACCTGTTTTCATTCTATAAAGAACATCGCTTAATGCTTCTACATAGTTATCGCCAAATGCTGCACGCAATCTATTTGCAGTATTGCCTTCTATTTCGCCGCTCTGTCCAAACTTACCAAATATTTCTTCTGCATTTGAAAGGTATTCTTCTAAAAACTTTTCTCTTGACGATGTGTTTAAGTAATCAAGAATATCCGTAGTTAGTGTACCCCCATCCCAGCTTTTTTCAGGAGCAGGTGTTTCTGCAAAATTAGTTAAGTTTATAATTTGTCCAGCAAAGTTTCTTAAGCTTGAATCATTAGAAACAATATTAACCATTTCTTTTACTTCTGCTTCAGAAAGGCCTGGTACTTCATAGCCATTTGTAGCCCATACATATACTCTTACCGCAACTTCATTTGTAAATCCAGTAGAGTTTTTAGCTTTTAGTTTTACTTTTTTACCTCTTAAAAGTTTTTTCATTCCTCTAAATTGGTTCATTGTAAACTGCCTGTATGTGCTAAACTCATTTATGCCCTTAGCAAAAGGATCAAATAAATTTTGTTTAAACCACGCTAAATCCTCATCTCCTTTTTTGCCTTTACCAACCATATAATACATAAGGCCCGCAAAGTCATCAGCAGATGGTGGTATAAAGAATTTCCATTTACCTTTACCTTTACCTAATAGTCTCGCTTTCTTTTCAGATATTTCAGCAGTAGCCGCTATATTTGATTTATTGCTAATTTTTTGAGATATGTCTTCTCTTAAATCAAATTGTGCTTCTGGTGCAATCATACCAACATCTTGCATCCTGTCAAATACTTGTTTTCTTTGTTCAGGGTTTAATGATTGGTAGCTGCCCATTGGTTGGTTGGTAGACTCGGGGAACATTTGGCGTGTGACCACATCAACCATTTCAAATTTGTCTTCTTTGCTAATTTTTTCAAAAGCTGCTTTACCCTCAGGAACGCTTCGGGTTATCATATCGTTTATTACTTCAGCTTTGTCATATTGCCGCCCGTAATATTCTAAATCATTGTTTTCGTCATTTAGCATATTTTTTAATATGCTTTTAAAAGCTTTTGTGCTAAATTTGCTTTCTTGAGTTGCGTCTCTTTTAATAGCTACTTCTTTAGGCACAAGCATAGATTTAGATTCAAACTTTATTTCGGTGTCAGGGCTTGAAATTATTTGTTTTAATAAATTAGAAACAATAGAAGCAATAGATTCAATGTGCTCCATATGGTAAGCTTTTGTTTCAGACGGGCTCCAAACAACACCAACAACTTCTGATAATGAGCGTAGGCCATTTACAGAATTCCTATTAGCCACTAAGATTATTATAATTGTTTTTAATCTATTAATTTTATTGCCTGGACCAAAATGATAAAAGTCTCTATATGTACTTACAACTGATTCTGCTAACAATTTATTAGTAGAATTGTGTTTTGATAGCGCTTCGTCTGTGTTTTGAGCGTCTTTTTCTGTATTTTTAGGACGTAAATTTTTCTTCTGAGTAGCAATTTTATTTGATGAATTAGGTGAATATGCTCTACCTATAGTAGGGTTTTCTTTAAGAGATTTTTTATACTTTTCTACTAATTTTTTTGTGCTATTTTGTACCCAAGGAGCAACCCCAGAATCAAATGCGTTGTTTATACTTTTAGCACTTGATATCTCTAATATCTTGTCTATATCTTTTTTACCTTTGCCATCTTCATATAAAAGAACTTGTTCGTCTTTTACTATTACTTTATAATCACTAGAGTCATATTTAAAGCCTAAACCAGTGTCTCGCCAGTTGCCAAATATATTTCTTGAAAAAGTTCGCATTTTACCAATTGAAGGATCAATGCCTTTTGCTAGCTCTGTTGCATTTTCAAAAAAGTTTTTTGCTTTATAAAAATCCGCAGCTTGTCCTTTGCCTTTTGGTTTGTCAACTATTAAAATATTTGCTGTGTCAAGTTCCTCTACGTTTACGCCTTGCTTAAGCAATAATTTTGCGTTACTTTTTAATATGCTATCTATGTTTTTTATTAAACTTTTTGATACGTCGTATACTATAGCTTCGTCTCTAGCTGTTAGCTCACGCCCCGCTTCTAAATCAAATTGCCCTACACTTGTGCCAGCTTTTAAGTTTTGCTCTTGTTCTAGTGTTAAATTTACGCCAACTCTAACAGATGTATTACTCATTATTCTACCCATAAGCCTTGCTAATGCAAGCATTGCTATAGCTCTGGGCTCACCATTTTTTAAATCAGCAAACTTACCATCTGTAGATATACCAAATGTGGCTAAAAAATCTTTTTTAGTTATATTATCTTTAAGCTTAAAAGGTGCTAAGCCTGCTCCTAAAGTAACTCTACCTTGCTGCTCATAAAAAGCTTGTTGTATTTTTCTAGGTATTTTAAGACCAGTGTTTATTAAATTTTCTTTAGCAGTATCCCCTTCTAAAATTGCACCATTAGGTAATATTCTGATTAGTTTATCAGCATTCTCATATATAAATGATTGTGCTGGTGTTTTGTCACCTGAAAAGTTTGAAGATGTTTCTTTTCCTTCTTTGTTAACGCCTAAATATGCATTTATTTTTATGCCAAATAACTCCGCAGTCATTTCAGGAACCATATCAGGCATATCCGCAAATGTTAAGTTTTCATATTCTTCTTCGCTAAGTTGATTTATAGCTGTAACAGTTCTGCCATAATGTTCTATTTGCCGGTCTTCATCAAAAAATTCTGCTATAGGATTTATTTTTTCTTTCTGTAAAGCTTCTTCTTCTGCTCTAATTTGTAATAAAGATGCCCCGTCCAAATAGTTAGACTCTATTTGAAATCTTTCTTGGCCTTCTTCTGTTACAGCGCTTAAGCTTTCTTCAAACTTTTGTTTAGTTCCAACTTTGCCAGTTTTCTTTGCTTGACTTATTTTGTTATTTAATTGAGAATTAATCCAGCCAGATAAGTTATCATTTTGACCTGGCTTAAAATTACGAATATGAGGTATTAATTCTTCAATTGCGCCCATTATAAAGTCATCTTCTTTAAAATCAGGTAAGCCTCTATCTTTAAATGTTATTTTGCTACCAATTAATCTATTTAATATACCGCTAGCATATAACTCGCCTATAGCTTCTTCTGCTAATCCTTTTTTCCATTTTTCATTTTTAAGTTTAGCTATTTCGTTTTCAGATAACCCTTGTGTGTCTTCAGGTTTTAATTCTACTTGTCCTAAAGCTTGCACTTGAGCTTTAATTTCTTCATCAAATTGAGAACCTGCAAAAGCTTTTACATCTGCTAAATTAATATCTCCAGCAACGGTTTGAACAACATTAGCAAACTCGGGGCCTTTTGCTTTACTATATTCTTTTATAAAGTTATATGTACTTTGACCGGAAGCAAAACCCATATTTTCAAAACCTACGGGTCTAAATATACTAACGAGCGCACCACCTATTTTTTCAAAAGCAGTCTTATCAAACCCTACTCTATCGGTTGCTAAAAGATCAGAAAAGCCATTCATGTACTCTGTATAATAGGTAGATGAATTTGCTTTTATTCCTTTTCTTTTTAATAATTTATTAACCTCTCTGCGCTGCGTAACGGTCATTGCTTTTTGCAATTTTCTCACAGCTTTCCGCTGTTCAGTAGCATTGCCAACAACAGCATTTAAAACGTTGTGTAGTAATTCGTGCTTTCCAACGTTAATAGAAAAAGTTTCTCTAGCTAGTTCTTTATTTATGAGTATTTTACCCTTACCTAAAAACACACCGTTTGAGTTGGCCACGTCTTTGCCGGTTAGCTTTTTATATTCTTTTGCATATTCCTCATTAGTCTCAAAAGCTTGAACTACTGTGCCTCTTTTAGCGGCTTCTTCTTTTGCTAATGAAATATTTTCTTCAAGTTTTAAACTAACTAACTTATCTCTTGCGCCTTCGTATTGAGACTTAAACCCATTAAACGCGGTAGCATATTCTGTTTTATTTATTGTTCCTGCTCTAAATTTTTTATTTAATTCTGTAATTTCATTAGCAGCTGTATTTGCTAAATCAGTTATACTTTCTATTTCAGAAACCTGCTCATCAGATAATGACTCGTATATTAAGTTACCTTTATCAATTGAATCTGAAAGCTTTTGTTCAACAGTATTAATATTTTGCTCTATACCTTTTTTAGCTGTTGGATCTGTAACACCCGTATAGTTTTTACGAAGAGTATGTAACTCCTGTATAAGACCGTCAATTTGTTTTAAGTTAGTAGTTTGTCTTACGGTATTTAAAGCTTTTGCTGAATAAGATCCAGCTGATAATCCGCTACCACCTAAAAACCCCTGGAGGCCAGCTTCCAGCCCTTCTTCGCTTGTTACAGCGTCAAAAAATGTAGACATAACTTTTGCGCTATCATCAGTTCCTGCAACGCTACCAAGCTCTACGTTTATTTCGTCTGATGCATGCTGCAATATTTCAGTTACCGCTTCTGTAGACCCTGTTGATACTATATTAGCAACCCTCCTCGCATTCTTATCATAAAATATTTTTTCAGCAATTTTTTTGTTTATACCAGCTAAAGAAGTTTTTCCGGCTAAACCTTTAACAGCACTTCCTGCTATTGTTGAACTACCTATGTTTTCTAATAACCCGCTTAATATACCCATAGAAATAGGGGCCGCGGTATCAGCCTTGCCTTGTTTTATTAAATCTTTAACCTCTAAATTTAAATTTTTAGCCTTTAGTTTATTGTACTCTACATAGTTATTGGCTATATAGTTAACAACATTTCCAGTAAATAAAGTGCCAAATGTGTACCCAATTGAGCCAAGAGCATTTGTAACAGCATTTACAGTCCCTGCAAACATTCCCCCTACATCACCTTCTTTAGCACTTTCAATAATTCCTTTTGTTCTTTTTGTTTGAGCTAATTCTTTTTCGTATTCTTTCATAGCCTCAACAGTAGCTTCTGTTCCAAGTCCACCGCTAACATAATCAGAAGTTTTGGCTGCGTAGTCGTCAATTTTCTTTTGGCCAAATATAGAAGCCGCAACAGTATTAGTTGCAATATCTAATGCCGAACCCTGACCCTCATCAGCACCCCAAAATTCAACAACATCGCCTAGCTGCTCAAACATGTTGGAAAAAGAATTTTTAATTGATTGAGCTGTGGTTAATTCAGTTTCTTGTAAAGCCAAAGAACCAGCCTCCGATTGTAACTCCGTACTTACGAGATCGGGTGCTGCAGTTTCCTCCACAGCCACACCCGGAGCCATGGGTTCTGTCTTTCCCGGCATAACCAATGCTGAGAATTGATCTTTATTTCCAGAATATCCATCATTAGAAAACAAATCAAACGAATAATTCAAAGCTTCTTGATCTTTACCAATAAGTTCTTTATATTCGTCTAATGTACCTGTATATCCGTCCTGTTGAAACAGACCGAATGCATATTCCAATGCTTTATCGTTCATACTATTTAATTTGAAGGATTAAATCTTGCAGCGCCTGAAGGATTTTGTGCTCTTTGTTGTTGCGCAGTTTCGCCGGATCTACGCATACCTTCTAGCTGGTTTTTGTAATAATTTTTAGCATCTGTGCTTATATCTGCTAAATCAAAAAAGGCGTTAGACACAGAGTATGCGTCTGTAATATCTATATTAAATGGTGAAGAGTCATAAAATATACCAGCATTGCCATATGTATTAATAAATGCTTCTCTAAGTTGATCAGGATTAAGTTCACGAGATATTACATCTTCATCTGACTTAAATAAATCAAACATTTCTTCTCTAGTCATTAGCTTACCTCTCTCGCTTGGAGGCATTTGATCTTTTATTAAATTAACAACTTTTTGTCTATATTCTGGCACTTTTTGCGCAAATAAAACTTGTCTTTCTCCTTCTGGTATTCTCGTTTCGCTTAACAATCCAGATATTTCACTAACTAAGTTTTGAGCGCCTCTCATACCTTTATCAGCCAACCCACCAAAAGTAAACAAATCATCTTTTAATCCTTGACCCATTTTATATCCAGGTACACCACTTCCGCCGCTCGTAGACCCACCTCTAGCGACTTGCGCTGATTTATATTGTTTTAAACCATCAGCGTTAACAGTTGATATATGGCCCATAATACTATCAAGAAGCATATCTTTCACCTCTTCTTTTCTGCTAGGGTCATTAGCTATTTCGCCAGGTATATCAATAAGTTTAAAGCCATCAAATAAATCATCATTTAGTAGTGACTTAATTGTTTCAGAACCACCTTTATCTAACGCATTTGAAAACTGTGCTTTTAGCAATTGAAATGCAGATTGATCTTTACTAAGGTCTAAACCTCTGGCTCCTTTGCTATACATGCCCTGCGCCTGCTTTAATATATCTAACGAAAACGTTGAGTCTTTAAGAAAATACTTTGATATATCTTCTTGTTTTAGCGCGCCATATTGCGTTTGATACAAAGGTGAACCATCAGGCATAAACTGCATTGTGTAGTTCTTATTAACAAATATTTCATCTAAAGCTGCAACTTTTTCTGCGTTCATACCTTTAGACATCATTTCTCTGTTTCCTACATATTCATTTGTAAGTTTTTGTAAATCTACTAAATTAGTATTTAAATTTTCAATAACCTTTTTAGACCGGTTCATGCCGTCCATAACTTTTAAATAGTCTGGTGTACCGACTTGCCCTTTCATTCCTGCTAGCAATCTAGCTGAATTTGCATATTGTTGTCTTGCGCTTAATATAATTGGCTGTATTGCGTTTTGAACAGCTGGCGTTAATTTTTCAGCTGTGTAATCTTCTGGTAAATCATTTATTTTTGTTAAAACAAAATTATCTACATTTTCTCTAAACTGTTTAGCTTCATTTTCACGGCGCATTTGCTGATAAGCACCTATTCTAGTTTGATTAGGTATATTTATTTTTATGTTTGGTGTTTTATAAGCCTGAGCGGTTTGCCCTGTAACGTTGTAAACTGATGTATTTATTCCTTTCATAACTTATTGTTCTTAAAGACCAAACCCGCTTAATATTCTATCGCCAATCGCATCGCCTTCGCCTGCTTGAGCTGCGGCCCCAACTCCACCTACAAGATCAGCTACACCGCCAACTAAGTTTTGTGTTGCTGCTCCTCTAGCTGCTTGTGCAGCACCAAGTCTTTGGCTAGCCATACCTAACATTTGTGATGTTTTGGCAGCTTCCATTTGTCTTGATTGCATTTCACCTGAAGCAACCATTTGTTGACGCTGTTGTTCGCCCTGAGCAGCCATTTGTTGATTTCTGCTTTCTTGCTGTGCTATAGAAGCTGATGCCGCGGCTGCCTGTTGAGCTTGTGAGTTTGCTAAGCTTTGCGCTAGCGCTGCAATACCCGATCCACCGGCTGCTGCTCCTAAGCTACTCATGATATTGGCAGAAGACTGTTGGCTTTGCTGCGCTGCAAAATCTGCTGCCTGTGTATTAACTGTTAGATCTTCATATGCATTACCCATATTTTCATATGGATTAGACGTATCTAATTGAGAATAGCGATCTTTCATAGCGTTAAATTCAGCCTGAGCCGCACGTTCTTCACGTCGTCTTTTTCTACCGCCTATAAGACCAGCGCCCATTTTTATTAGCCCGCCAACCGCGCCAACTGGATTTACCATAATTTATTGTATTTTATGTTATTTTAATTACGTGTTTATTAACTACTTAACACGACTTCACTGCCTACGGCATATAATTCTTTTTTATCTGTGGAAGTAACTTCCATGTCTATAACAGCATGGTAGCCTATTATACCCGATGTGTTCGCTTCTGTATTTTTAGCAAAAAATATAAAGTCATTAGCTGCAGGCCTTTTAAAATTTGCCGGAATTTCACACACTATACTATTATTTGTTATTGATTTACATGGCCCAATCTTGTATATTTTATTACTAGAATCTTTAAAATAAACAATATCTGCTCCAGGCGTATTTGTTTGATTATTTGATTGCAATGAAACATTTAGTTTATTTGCAAAATTTAATGTTATATCAGGCATAGTATTTAAGTTTTCTTTCTTACTAACATTCTTGGTTGTACTACACTTTGTGAATATTCAATAATTTGCTGACCTGTTCTAACAACATATGTACCCGCCGGCAAATCAACCTCACCAACTTTAATAGCGGTTGTTGGGCTATACGCGCGAAAGCCCCACCCAGAGCTATAAGTATCGCGGTGTTTTTTTATTTCAAAAAGAGGATTATTGTATGCAGTTGCATTTGAAATAGTGTCAAAAAATTTAACTTCCCCTATTATAAATCTTGCTCTGCCGGAAATACTAGAGCTGTTAAAATATTGCAAAAGTTCAATTGTTGCGCCTCCAGTGCCAACAGTCATACTATGATATAATCCACTAAGTAAGGAGGTTTTTGCATGTGTTGATTTAGCGCCATGTGGATTCGACGTTAAAGTATTTATTACTGAAAATGAATCAGTAAATGAGCTGCCAAAAGCTGTTCCGGTAACGGTTCCTGTTCCATCAAAAACATCTGATGCATTAGGCGCTATTATATTAATTGTAACATATTTGTCATCACTAAAAGCCCCATTAGAGTCTTGAGCTTTATAAGCAAATAAATCACTTACAGGTACAGTTGGATTTGTATAATTGTTTTTATAATAAAATGTATTTCCCGGAAGCTCATAAGGCATTTGATTTTCCGTTATGATAGGACTTGTGGCAGTTTCTCTAAACTCTGCCGCTCCTAGGCGATTTTGTAAATCTACTAAAAAATATTTTGATATACTATCGCCTGTATCTGGGTCTGTTGCTGTTAAAGTAATAACTTGACTGCTTAAACGAGGAAAATTATTAATAGTAGATAAAGTTGCAACAGGTTTTCTATTGGTAGGTATAGTTATAGTTGCGGCGGCTGAGCTATCAGCTTTTCCATCATTTGCTTTAAATTGGAATGTGTCTTGTGTATAATTACCACTACCAGACTTATAAACTACTCTAGTTAAAAAAGCAGATGGAACTGTTGTTATTTGATTTGCTGATGTATAATATGCATCAATATTTTCAAAACCTTCTAATGGAGTACTCGTTTCAACAGTATGCAATGTACCGTTACTAGGTAGCGATGTTATTTTAAATTTTAAAGCATCGCCATCACCATCTGTCCCTGTTAGAGTTATAATTTTAGCTTCACCTTGGTTTACAGGGTGGCTGGCCGCTGTAGCTACGGGCAAGGTATTTGATGCTGTAACTGTGCCTGTTACCGTTGCTGCTGCAACACTATCTTCAAAACCATCATTTGCCTTAAACGAAAAAGTAGGGCTAAAATTAGTGCTATCGTCATGTTTAAATAACACTTTATTTTTATCACCCGCGGTTAATGCATGCGGAAACGAAGCTATAGGTGTTGCTAAATTTAAATCGGTAACTTCATATAGCTCCCCATGATTTACGTCAGCTGTTATAATAAATGTTAGCGGATCACTATCTGCATCACTTCCTGTTAATGTTATAATTTGAGCAGCACCTTGCTTACAATTAAATGTTATACCTGTGCTAGCTACCGGAGCTCTATTTATTATATTATCTAAATTTAAAAGCGAATTTACGCTTCTAACTCCTATTTGATTAAAAGTTAATCCTGCTAAAATTGATAATGTAGATGTTCCATTTCCAGTAACTCTAAGGTTTTCCATTTGCCACCACATTCCGCCATTTTCATTATAATCAGAATTTGAAAAATCACTTTCAGATTGATTTTCTGGTGAAAACTTAGGGTTTCTTCTTATAAATAAATTTTTTGTTCCAGATAAAACTATTGATAAATCTTGTGTTGTAAAATTAACACCTGTATCTGCATCGCCCTGTATACCTCTATCTAATAGCAATATATTATTTGTTAAAGAAACAGAATTTATAATGGATGTAACATTAGATGATTCTGTTCCTATAAAAACAGTTACAGGATCAGACGATCTAATTTTCCAGGTAAATGGATTATTATTTGTTTCACCACCTATTAATGTATTCGTACTTGGAGAGGACCCTCCTTGCAAATTAAACGAATATTCAATAAGCGTAGTTGAGGCTGGGAAAGAAAAATCTTCAAAAACAAATTCTCCTGTTACAGGTATTAGACCTGTTAAGTTTGTTGCACTAGCGGTAAAACCTGTAGTTGCTGAAGATGTTGAATCTAACGAAACTATTGAGCCTGCAGAAAAATCGTATGTAGTGTTTGGATTAGCTGTTGTATTTGTTGCTGTAAGAACGAACGAAGCGCCTGGGCTTCCTTTTATTGTTATATCTCTAAATGCTCCTTTTGAAGGTATAACAGAATCATCCATTTCAAATCCTGTAATTAAATTTACTTGAACAGGTATTGATTCAACTTCAGCTGAAAAAACTAATTCATCTCCTGAAACACTAAAAGCTGGATAGGTCCATTGTACTCTAGCTTTAATTGATGTTAATAGGTCATCACTATAAACTCTATCAAAAAAAGTAATCGTGTAATTATTTTCGTGAGCAATGTCGTCTAAAAACTCATATTCAGGCTCAACATTCATATAATAACCCGAGCCAGCAGCAAACGTTAAAGTAAATAATGTTTCAGTTTGTCCAACTATACCAGAATTAGAATATGTAGTGCCTGAAGGCGTTACTGTAATGTTAGAAGATTGAGTTATTGTATATGTACCTGCTACGGTATATGGTATATTACTAACATGAGTAGCTTCCCCATCTATGTCTATAATAAATTCCGCATCTGCAGAAGGTGAAAAGCTATCTAGCAAATCTACATTAATTTGAACTTTATTATCTGCGGCATATGCAGTCGTAGTATTTGTTAAAGTTATTCCAGATATATTTGCTATAGTGCCACTATTATTTGTAAAATTAGCCGCATCTAAAACATAATTTGAATCTATAGGCTCTATAAACAATACACCATTTACTGAACTAGTAATAGCCTGATTTTTTGTAACGCCAATCGAAATATCTGATACTTTTTTACAATTTATTAACCCCATATTAAGCGTCGTTGTTTTCCTTTATTGTTATAGTAACTTGCGTTTGACCCGCGGAATCTGTTATAGATTGCAAAACATCTATACCTTGAGTTGAAAACTCGCTAGTATCTAACCCACCTGTTTGTGAAGCATTATCCCACGTATTTTCTATTCCTTTAACATAGTTATAATGTTTACCTTCTTCTTCTATAAAAGATAAGCCTGTTGTTGGATTTAAAGGTATATGCCCGTTTTGTTGATCTGTTATAATTGAAGGGCATTTCCATCCTGGATTACCTTCATAATTTATTGTTTTATAATTTTTTATTTCTGAAGGATTAGAGTTTAAAATTAATTGCACTGAAGATTTTTCAGCAGCTTGCCCATAAAATGTATTTCTTGTTTCATTATCATGAGAATATAATTCTCCGGACTTAAATGTATAATACAAATTATTTAAAGAAAGTCCAGCTTCAGGTATATATGATTTTCTGCTTGGCCACCCTTGCGCTTCTTCTTTAAAACTTACTGTGTCAATGCTTTCTAATAAATTTCCTGTATTTAAATCTTTATTTACAAGAGTCAAATTATAATTACCTTTTCTAACGTCAAACGTTCCTATAATTTCATTAGATATTTTAAGTTTATCATAAAAATAACTAGACATGCCTTTAGCTGAAATTGCTTCAAGCCCATTTCTTGATAATCTCATTATTGTACCTCTTGCTTTATCAGCAAAATACATTCTATAACCATATGAAGCAAAGCTTTCTGGATTTTTAGATATGCCAAACTCACCTACAAATGGAATTGCTTGCCCAAGCACAGCTGCATTAGAAGTAACGTTAGCATTTCCATCAGCATTAAATAAAGCATCTTTTTGAGCCAATACTTTTAAAACTTTATCTTCACAAAATGTAATTAAATCTGTGTCCCTAGTATGTAGTTTTTGTATTGATCCATATTCAGGATTCAAATCTTTTGTTATATTTTCTGCAGCAATAAACTGATTTAATCTATTTATGCCGCTTGTTGAATTAAATATTCCAGAAAATATTAATCCATTTTTACGTCTTTCCTGCTTGTATTGCTCAGCTAAAGGTGCTGAAACCCTAACTCCTTTTGATATTGTTGAAGCATTAAAATCATCTCTTATTCTATTTGACTCAACACCATTTCCAAAAGAAAAACAATTAAACCAATTTAAAGATTGTTCTTCTCCGTAAGAACTAATAGGTAAAGCATCACTTGCTTCATAATATATATCTATATCTATTGCTTCTTTAGGTTCAGTTTCAAATATAGCGGGATTATCACTTTTAAATTGACCCGCGGCTTCATAGTTTTCTAAAATTTCTATATCAAAAAACGCTTCCCGCGCAATGTCAGATTTATTTTCATCTTTAACAACTTCAAAATTTTGAATTCGTTTATCTAACTCAAAAACAAGTAAAGTATGTTGATTTTCTGACCAATTTTTACGACCTCTTCTTTTGCGAATTCCTCTTTCTGCATAATCCTTAATTTTGTAAACTGTTTTTTCAGGATCTTGAGCAAATCTAAATAAAGTGTCTTGAGTTGTCATTGCCGTTATAAATTCAGAATGAATTCGGTTTCTATCTGTTTTTATACCATCTGTATCTCTTTTTCCTAAATATTGTAGTGCAATTTTTTTACTCCCCGCTTTAATAGGCTCTTCAAAATGCCATTTATAATATGAATTGTCGGTTGGTATTAAACTTTTTTTAGTACCTCTGACAGTTCCCTTCCACTCATAAGGCGAATGTTCATCAACATAAAAACCTACTTTGGGATTACGATCGTCTTCATCAAAACGATAGTCGGACAATGAAGCTGGCCTACCAAATCTATTAAAAATATTTTTAGTAGATACTATTGAATATTCTTGAGTTTCAAGCAAATTTAAAACATTTTCAGCCAAAGCGGCGTTTTTATATATTTTAGCAAAAAATCTACCAATATATTCTTTTTTATTTTTTATTTTAGATTGAAAAAATTCAGCACCAACTTGAGAAACCCCTCCGGTCCTATTCGAATTTGCTCCGCTTGGAAAAAAGCTACTAACATCGTCACCTAATCTTTCTGCTAAATTAACCGTGTAATAGCCTTCTGCTTTAGCAATTGATTGCACCTCATAAAACCTAGATGATCCTAAGGAAGGTGCTTTTATTTTTACAAATCTATTTGAATCTAACAAAAGACTAGGACTTGTTCCAAAAGCATCTTCAAATCCGGGTGAATTAGCAGCTCCATCTCCGTCTATAATTCTAAAAAATGTAGCGTCTGGCTTAGGAAAGTCGTTTTGATGAAAAACATTTGCGCCTGTTGCTGGGCTTTCTACAACTCCATATGATGTTTTTATTTCTTTAATTTCTTCTGGAGCTTCGTTTTTTATATCAATAATTTTATATTTAGCAGTGTCTTTAACTAAATCATTAGAATTATGAGCTTTTTTTAGTATTATAAAACTTTCTTCGTTTATTTTATTTCTTTCAGATGACGGAAAACTAATCCAAACATTACCATCTTCAGCATCATACCAGCGATCCATTGCTAAATTATAATACTCATTACTAATTTCTTTTATATAGTATTTAAAACTTTTAGCAAATGTTGGTATAGAAGTAGTTATTGACGCTTCAATACTTGTATATTTATCAGAAAGGCTTTTACTAACTTTTATTGAGCCTGAGTCATCGGTTTGAACCGGCGTTTCTCTTCCGTATTCATCCATAAAAGTAACGCCTAGTTGGTAAGTGCGCATTGATTTTATAGATTTGCCAACATCGCCAACTGTTGGTTTGTTTTTTAATAAATTTAATCTTGTTTCAAATTTAGGAGTATAATTACTATCTCTTAAATCTTTTAAATCAAAATTTTGTAAATAATTACCGTATATTAATCTATTAGCAACTATTTCCTGAGCCTTTGCTTTTAAAGGTACATTGTCGTAGGGCCTTAATAATTGATTAGCCGGTAAAACTTTGTGTATTAATTCAGAATTAATTTCATAATAATTATTAGTCCATTCTTGATCTGTGTATTTAAAAGATTGTACGCTATATATATTTGTGCTTGTTTCTTTTTTAAGTAATAATTCTATTTCTATTACTTGTTTTGGAATATCAGTTGGGTTAGAAAACCCTGCAATTTTTAAATACCGCATATTATTTTCCATGCCTGTATTATGACCCTTCGCGGAATCATATTCAAAATCCTCAGGCAAAAAAGCAACCTCACTAAAAGGGCTTATAGCAGAATACTCACCGTCGTCATATTTATATCTATAAGCAAAACGAACAAATTCTTTTTCAAATAAAGGATCTTCTTGTATTAGTTCATAAATATAATTTCTTTCAGTTAATGGTGTATTATCTGGTATAGATTCTATTTTAAAATTATAAATAGAAGATGTGGATGAGTTAGGTATTTTAAAAGAAGTTAATATAATTTCAACTTCGTCTTCTTCTACCTCATTTTCTATAGTTTCTAATGTAGCTCTAATTCTATCCCCAACTTTAAAATCGGGTCTTGTAAAAAGATTAGCATCAATTACATTACCTGGTTGAGCTAATGTGTTGAAAGGCGCATAATCGGTTTCGCCAATAGCTGTTACTATTGCTACTGTTCCATCTTCTTTAACGCGAGTAGTATTTGCCATTGTAATAACAGGCGCAGAAATAGGTGATTTTTTTATAACTGTTATATCATCTTCAGAAAAATTATATGTGGTGCCATCGTATTTTGTAAATACTGTATGAGTTGAAAAATTACTTGAACCGCTTTTGCAACTTTCAATGTTTATTTTTTTAGGTTCAGAATTATCATCTGTAAATAATAAAAGCCCGTCTATTATATTTATTCCTGTAATTAATTTTGTTTTACTAAAGTTTAAAACATTAGCGGTTGATTTTACAGAAACTAATACAGGACTAACCGCGCGAGTAGATTCATCATATTCTGCAACAGCATCAATACTTGTTCCGGCTATAAACCAATATATTTTATTGTTTTCAGTATCACCAATAGAACCTACGCACTGCCCGCCTGATATACCAATAGCGCTTCTAGCTTGGTTACCTAATACATTTTGCATAACACCAATATCTGAGCCATCAGATGTTGATATCTGCACATTCAACGCATCTCTATATTCGCCATTAGGAACTATTCTTTCATCAAGGTCTTTATTCATTTTGCCCTTGATAAATACGTTTTTGGTTATTGGCATATATTAGTGTTTAATCCATTTAGATTTTGCTCGTAGCGTTTGTGTAAGTTCTTCTGCTTTTAAATTTGATAATCGCAGCTTAGCTTGTCTTGTTGCTGCAAATCGTTCTCTTTTAAATCTTGCTACAAGGTATTCAGGTGTGTTTTGTCGAGTTGCTAGTATTGCGTGAGCTATGCTTTTATACATAGCTTCTTCTGCAAATTTGTGTACAAGTTTTTCTTCTGCTGTTGCAACTCCATCACTTATGTATTTAAGAGTTATAATACGCTCTGAAACATGACTTGAAAAGAATATCTTTCCTCTAACGTTATCTATAAAAAATAATCCGTTAGAATTCATGTGTTCCGGCGACGAGCCAAATCGCTGCCCAAATAATACTTGAAATGTGTTATTTGTTTCAGTATAAAAATCGTTTTTAGCTTCTTCAGAAAAATCTTGCTTTTCAAACTTCTTCCATGTTTCAGAAGGTGTTGCTGTTAGTAAATAACCGTCGCTATCAAAAAGATATTTGTATGAATCATCTTGAAGTAGTGGTGTTGGGTTACTTGTCTTAATAGCTGGATATAAGATTCTTTCTATACCTCCATCATCGCACCAGCTTAGTTTAACGTAGTTTACGTAGTCATGAGGGAGTTTCATTTGCAAATCAGTAGGAACTTCTATTTCTTGTGATTTTTCGCTCTTAAACGTGTCGTAACTTAATTCTTGAATTGCTCTTTGTGCAAAAAATAATACGTTGCTTCTTTTAACTTTTGGTATAATTTTTTCTTCACCAACATATGATACCATAAAGTTATTTATAATATCTTTTAATGTTATGAACTGGTAGCTGCCTAACTTATCTTCAGCATTTATTTGAATGACCGTTATTATTAAACCATTTTTAGGCGCACCATCAGATTCTAATATATCTGTATTATTTGTGTTACCAGAAAAAGTTACAACACCGGAACTATTATTATAAGCATAATTTCCTACGCTAACTTCTTTACCGTTTACATATATATCAATGTCAGCTTTCGCGGCTGGTATAGGGTCAAGCGCTGCCGTAGTAATGGTAAAAGTTTTTGTCGTACCATCACCGGTAAAATTAACGCTGTTATTATAATAACGTTCGTGTGTAATGTTAAATAATGCCATCTATTATGCTTTTTCTTGTTGAACGTCTTTTGCTTCTTCCGCAGTACCAACTTGATAAATGCTTGGGTCTTTTATTGATACACCTGCTAATTGTAATATTTTTATTACAAGGTCGGTTTCTTCTGAATCGTGCAATTCAAAATCGACCGTACCTGTTGCTAAATACAAAGCTTCTCCATTAACAACTGTATATTTCCATTCTGCCTCATCAGGAACTCCAGGCTTTTTAACATAGTTAAATGTAACACCTGTGTTATTAGTTAGCTCTGCTGCTGCATATATTTTTATGCCACTTAAGTCTCTAGTATATATAGGAAAATCATTTGTTGGTTTTGAAAGCGGTGATGAAGTAATATACAGATATTCGTTTTTATTTATGTGTTCTGCTTCGCTTCCGTTGTATATAACTGTGCCTAACCTGTATAAATCCGTAGGTTCTACAAAATGATTAGCAGAATATGTTGGCTGTGCTGTTTTTTGAAACGCACTTATCTTTTCTTCAAGTATATCAACCATATCCGAATACTCTGTGCTGTTGCCCGGTAATCTGCTAAACTGATTTAAATCGTAAAAATATTGTTCAAATATATCAAGCTGTGCTTGATTAGCAAATAAGTTAAACTCTACAGGGGTTAAATAACCTCGCTGCTCTTTGTTAAGTATTGCCAATACTCTTTGATATACTGTATTTATACTTATTGCCATATTATTTTTTTAATAAAAAAGGCCCACAAAGCTGTGAGCCTTTCACAACTTCTAAGCCAAACGTTTTTCTATTGTTTGGTAAACTTCAATACCTTCGTCAGTTTTAAACCACGCGGCTAATGCTGAATAAGGGTTTTCATCAAATGGTACAGTTAAAAGTTTTCTGTCATTGCTAGCCCATTTAAATGTTCGTTGATCGTTTGATAATTTTATAATGCCTTGCTCAACAGCTTTAATACCCATATTGCGTACATTAATGTTTTCATCTTGCGACAATTCTAAAAACAACTGAGGATTTGATCTAGCAAATAATAGCAAATCTCTTTTAAGTTCTTTGGATGTCATAGTAGAAACTTTATCTCCAAGCTCAACTCTTAATATTGCTTCCGCCCTATCAACATCAGTTTGTGATGCTAAATTTAAAGCTTGAATTTCCATTTCTAAATAATCTATATCGTTTTCGGCTATTTGAACAGGATTATGTTCTTCATAGACTCTTCCATTGTCTGGATGATATAGTGATAATATTTGTTGTAGAATTACTTTTTCTCTAGGAACAAACAGCTGGCCATCTCTAAATATAATATGCCCGAGTCTTGCGTTACCTTTAAATTCATCTACAAAAACAGTTTTTTGATTTATGGTATATTTTATTTCTCTTTCATACCCCATATCTTCATCGAACCAATAAATACCTTTGCTTTTTAACATAAGAACAATAGGTTTTTTATTTCCTTTTAGCTCGTATAATCTGTCTTTTACTTCCCATTTTGGAGCAGCTTTTACTGCTACCTTTTTTTCTTTTGCCATGATATAATATAATAAAAAATTTAAAAAAGTAAACCCGAGGTGGCATAACCACCCCGAGTATTACATAACTAATTTAGCTCTTGAAAAGAACAAAGTTGTTAGCCGCTTGAGTGACCAAACATCTTTCAGATAGATAGTGAATCTCCATCTTGTCAACGCTTGAACTTGTAGGCCCACCAACTGAACCAGTAACCCAAGATTTCATTCTTCGGTCATCAGCTTCAGACGCACGATAACGTACGTGAAGGAATGGACGTCTTACATTTTTTCCAAGTTGTTGATCGTATACAGATGAAGTTCCTGCTGGAGTAAGAACACCAGAAAGACCACCTACAAGACCACGAGTAGAAGCATCGTTAAGATATTTCCAATCAGTTTTGTAAAAGTCATAAGATCCACGACGGAATCCTGTAAAGCCAAGATTCAATGCCATGTCTTCTGAGTTTTCAAATACACCGTAAGCAGTACCACCTTGTGCACCTGCAGAAAGACCAGCTAAAAGATCGTCGACGTACAAGTTAGCGTCTCTGTCTAAGAAAAGTAAATTTTCTTCGATAGAACCTTGTTTGTCAAGTTCTTTTAACAATAGGTCAAATTCAGATAATCTGTCATTGCTAGGCACTCCTGCCCCAGAAACAACAGCTCCAGGTGTTGCTGAATCAAATTGATTTGTAGAAACGATTCCACGAGACTCGATGGCTGCAAAAAGCCCTTCAGTACCTGAAATAGAGTTTCCGAATTCATCGGCTACTGCACTAGTGCTATCAGCTTTTTCAGCTTCAACCATAGTCATTTCTAGGTAATCTTCATATCGAACGCGAGTATCGCCTTCAGCCTTCATATACCATAAATATCCTGTTTGTCCAGCTTCTCCAGAAACTTCAACCCAACCAATCTGAGCAGTGTCAGAACCTGAAATCTCAAAGTGATCTTTGATGATAATAGGCTTGTTGGTAAAGCTTTTGAATGTAGGCTGAATAGCTCCAGTCATAGTGTCTGTAGCTTTGTCATATTCAGAACCGTATACAAAGAACTTAATAACTTGGTTATCAGTAGTTGCAATACCAGATAGGTCATCAACATTTTCAGCGCCGTAAGGCTTAATTGTCAATGCACTTGTACTAGTTTCGGAACCAGCTGTAACAATAGCTTTAAATACAACACTATTTACAGTAGCTACAACAGTTGCTCCTTTTCTGATAGCGTGAGCTTCAGTTGCACCTGAATCAATTCCTGTAATTGTGTCGACCGCACCAGTAACCGGATTAATCTGCCCGTTATAAGCTAAGTGAAGACGACCTTGCTCAGACCAAATAACTTGATCAGAAGCCATAGGCATTTCTGCGCCTACCATACGTAGGAAAGATGAAATCGAACGGTTTCCATAACGCTCTACTTCTTGTTCGTAAAGTTCTGGAAGATATTGTTGCGACCAGTTTGCACCACCTGAACCATGAAAGTTCAAATAGTTTGTGTTAAGAGTAGCTTTTTCCACGGAGGGGGTTACAATCCCACCGGTTAAGCCACTAAATGATACATTAGTTGCCATTTTTTATAAATTTTTAGTAATTTTTAAGTTTAAGTTTTAATTTTGAAGTATCATCGCCTAAAACTCTTGCTTTTATTCCGCCTGTATCATTAGTTTTGCTATGAACCCCTCTCGGATCCATGTTAATGTTTTTAGCGGACTTCATGCTCTCTTTTATCGCATCGGATTTACCTTGTTGATAAAAATGATTAGCAATTGCATCAGGATTCATAGCAGCAAACAAGGATTTATGATAACCTTTAGCGTCATTCATAACATTATCTTCATTTAAAAACTTTTTAACGAAATTATTAATGTCGCTTTGGTTGGTTTTTACCTCATTTGTGTTTTTTACATTAAATCTATAGCGTTTATCTGCAACCTTGAACTCAAAACCTTTGAATTCATCATTAAACACTTGATCTGTTTTTTGTAAAAACACATTCTGAGCTTGCTTGGCTATTTTTGATGTTTCTTCGTTTTCTGTGGTATATCTATTAAAAAAATCTACAGCTTTTTGTTGATCTGGCGTTAGTTTAGATCCGGCTTTAATTTCTTCATAGTACTTGGTTTTAAGACTTTCAAGTTCAGACTTAGCGCCTGCTACTTCTTCTTTGAAAGCCAGCTTTTTTCTTTTGACGTCTCTTTCATCGTCGACTTCTTCGTCAAATGTAAATTTATCTTCAATAAGAAAATCAATTTCATCTGATGATAAGTGCGGTTTAGATTGTTGATAATACTCTCTAAGTAGTGCAAGATCATCTACATTTGAATAATCTTTGTTAAGCGCTACATAATCTTCAAGCGAACCGCCTGTTTCATTTATAAAATCAACAACTTTTTGAATATTTTCAGGGAGCTCTATACCTTGCTCCTCTTCTTTTTGGAATGCTTTTTCAACTTCACCCGCAAGATCCTCTACTTCTTTAATAGTTTCTTCTTGTGCTTCTTCAGCTTCTGGAAGTTCTTCTAAAACTAATTCTTCAGCTTCTTCTTTTACCTCCTCTTCTTGTCGTACTTCTTGCAGTTCCACTTTGGCTTCTTCCCCTGCTTCTTCAGCCGGTTCGTCTCCGCGTAACACGCTGCCCTCTGTTTCTGGTTCTTGAATGGCATCTTCTGTTTGTTCAGTTTGTTCTGCAGGCGGTTGAGTTAAATCAACCTTGTACATGCCGTCTTCAAATACGGCCCCTGCTTTTTCTTGTACAAGTTCTTCTTTTTCTTGGATTGATAGCTCTTCGCTTTCAACGACTTTTGCTTCAACGTTTTCAGACATAATAAAATATTATAAGATTATACACTATACATTACTTGGGTTCAAAAGAACCTAAGTCAAAATCACCGCTAAGTATATCATTTCCTGCAGATTCAAATACTTTTGGCGGTAAATTGTTTTTTCTTTGGCTTATAAGCTCGCTCTGCTGCGATGCTTGTATTTTTGTTCGCTCGTCTTTGCGATCTTCTTTTTCTTTTATAGCAGACTTAGCAGTTTCAACTTCTAACCCCTTAAGCTGCATATTCATTTGGAACTCAAGCTTCATTAATTCTTTTTTAAGGTTAGCTTCATTGGCTAATCTTTGCATTTCAAGTTGAGACTCTAATTGTTTTAATTCTGCTTTTTGAGACGTAAGAGCTTGTTGTTTTTGAACCTCAGCTTGCGCGGCGACTTGCTGCGCCTGAGCATTGGCTTGCGACTGTGCTTGAATATTCTGCTGTTGCATTTGTTGATCCCGTTCTAGCTTTTTCTTGCGTCGTACTTTTAGCATTTCGTTTGCTAATTGAACATTTTTTATTTCTCTAAGATCAATAGCGTCTTCTAAATCAACAAGACCTCCACTCAATGCAGCCTGTATATTGTTTTCAAGCTTTTGTTTTTCTTCTTCATCCGGCATTAAATCAATAAATATACCGAAGTCATGCAAATGAAGTTCCCCCAGCTCAGCTAACACAGATACATTATGAATACCTATTGCCTGTATAAATGCTTCTCTAGATGGTGAGTACTCTATAACATCAGATATTCGTAATGATATTTTTTCAGCAGTTTCAGCCGTTAGGAATAAACCGCTTTGTAGTATATGCCGAGTAGCTGTATTGCTATTAGCGGCTGCTAATTTTTGCACACCAACTAAAGCTTTCGGATCTGGAGCTGTTCCATCTCTAGCTTCATTTAATCCAGTAGCGTCTCTCATCATTTGCAAATAATAATTATATGTACTTACAAGTGAAGCTATTTTATTACTGCCGCTATTTGAATTAATTTCTTGAATAGGCACTTTGCCTGGGTTCATATCACCATCAGATGTAAATGATCTACCAATTACAGAACCAGTTTGAAAAAACATGTTTAACGCTTCTTGTGGGTTGTAGTTTGTGCCATTACCCAAATCTATTTCAGCAAGACCATCAGCATCTAAGTAAACACCGTCAGGTACCATACGTGACATTACTTGCTGTAACTTTAAATGTGTTATTTGAATCATATCGGCAAATGTAGTAATTCTACTAACCAAAGATTCAATACGCCCATTATACATACGAGGCGCCACGACCGAATAATTCATTCTAACTTTTGCGGCATCGCTTTTAGGGCGTAGCATGTTTTCGCATAGTTGCCATTTTAATAGCATGTTAGCTCCTGGTACATACACCCCATCATATAATACTTCTATATTCCTGGCTATTCTTTCAAACCTAGCACGAGGGTCTATAGGCGGGTTAAAGCTTTCATCTTTAACTATAATTTTTTCAGCACCTGTTACTGTATTTTTAACTTTATATACCTCGTTGTGAAAAGTTTTATAATTAAAATATAATACATCAACCGTATTATTATCATCTCTGTTTTTTGTGGTTGTAAATTTATTATAAGCTTTGTAGTTAGAATAGCTACCTCCTGCTAGTTTTTCCAAATCTTCATTTGTTAAATTTGGAAATTGTTTTTTCAATTCATTAATAGGTATTGTTTTTATTTCGCCTATATAATATATATCTTCAAAATAAGGAGAATCAGTATATGAATAAACTAAGTTGCTAGGATCAACATAGTCTATTGTTATTCCTTCAGAATTAGTATATGTTGTTTTTACGGCGCCAATACCTAAAACAGCTAGATCGTAATACATGCGCTTTTTAGTAAGCTCGTATCTATTTTTTTCAAATGTTGTTGTAATCGCCTGCTCTTCAGCTATTTCAATAGCTTCTTTATAATTAAGCTGCATATGCAAATCTAACTCGTCTTGATTAGATGGTAGATCAGTAATTCCACTTTCTTTAGTTTGCATACCAAACTCGGCCTGAATATATGAGTCAAGCTCTTTAGCTGCCATATCTCTCAATATACTTTCCATATACTGAGTTCTTTTATTTACACCGAAAGGGTCCTGTGAATATGCTTTTACGTCATATGATCTATTAGCCATGCCATTAACTACTATATCTACAAACTTAGGTATAATAGGCACGGGTTTCCAATCTAAATTAAGATAAGATAAATCACCGTTTATTGATAATTCATCTTTATATTTTTGCACAGATTGCTCTCCGCGCGCATATAATCTCAATTTGTGAAAATGATTTTGATTAATATAAAAACGGTTTCCAGCAGAATCTTTTTTAAACCATTCATGCTCTATTGCTCTAGCAACGTCTTTCCCGAAATTCGGACTAGCTTTTTCTGCGTCGCTAAGCGTTTGGCTTGGAAAATAACCTTTTACAACTGATTCAGCCATAATTATTTATTAATTTTGATTTCATGCCTTCGTTTTTATATTTAGCTATATTAAAACTTAGACTTAGTTTTTCTCTTTCTTGTTTAGGTGAGTACAAGTGCCTGTTGCATGCCATAATAGCTAACCCTGAGCTAATCGCTGCGTCAAACTTTGTTCTTTTGTTTAGATCAAACTTGGCCCAATCATTAAGTGTACCATTAAAATACATTTGGCCATATGTTCCTTCATCTGTTAATCCCACATGTTTTTGTATGTATGATTCTATCGCAGCTGCATGAGCCTGCTTAATATCTTCACTTGAGTTTGGCATTCCGCCTATTTCTTTTTCAGCAGTAGATAACTTGTTAAAAGTTTTGTCAGGTCTATTAATTGAAAACTTTCTATAGCCTCTACGCTTTAAATAATATAATAATCTAGGTTTATTGTTTTCTGCGAGTATTGGCATACCGTAAAAGTGTAATGCCATTAATACATCTTCAAAAAACATTTCAGCTGTTTGAGGCCGTGCAATATATTCAAGAAAAAACATATTTGCAGGAGCCTCTTCCATACTAAATTTGGTTAATCCGTGCAGTGCACCCTTTGAACCTTGGCCGTCTGTTGTTCCTGATATATCATATGAGTCACAACCAAACGCGCCGACGTGTTCGTTTCCGGGGTATAACACCCCTCTTTTCTCTATTACGCGGTTTTGAAGATTTGTAGGTGGTACCCAACTTACTTTAAACCTGCCGTTTGGGTTTGGTGTGAACACAACACTGCTATCTTTTATTCCGTTTGCCCAGCTAAAGCTTCCTTGCGCTACACCTGCCGATGAATATATATCGTCATTGTAATCTATTTGTTCGTATATTTTTGCAAGGTTAAATATACTATTTTGTGTTTCGTCTCTAAAAGCATGCTCCTCTGTGCGCGGAAACTGCCTATACATCTCGTTTAAGGCGTCCTGGTCTCCTTTTAAGCCATCAACTTCATTGTTCCAATGATCTATAACTCCGACCTCAATAAGGTCTCCATACGGACCTTCAATCGGTTTTCGCGGCGTATCAAAGACAGGGTTTCCAAAAGAATCAATGAATCCTTCGTAGTTCCATTCCATAGGTATGAACAAAGAATATAGTCCTGAGCGAGTCTGCCCATTGGCGTTTCGCTTTGTAACATCCGAATCATAATATAGTTTTTTAAAGTTTTCGCCGCCTTTGTCTAAAGCATTGCTTGTAGATCCCATCATACATTTACCAATAACCCGGCTACCTAACCTTAGCGTTGTCTTCGTGACTCGCCAGTTGTTGAGGATATTGTCCGGCCGTTCCCATTTACCCGATTCGTCGTGTACGAGGAGTTTGAGCTTCTCGCCGTCATAGGAGTTGTCGCCCGTGTTCTTCCAGTCAATTGTGGTGTCAAGCCCTTGTAGCTCTTCCCGCGTCTGCCCTGACTGTATAGATTTACGCGTGAGTTTTGAAGCGGGTACTCTATATGCGAGCTCGGTTTTGGGACGATCCATACCGTCTTGTATTGGTTTAAAAAAGAACGGGTAGTTAACGGATATTGGAACAACTTTATCTGTGAACATTTTCTTAGCGTCAGCCCCAGATTTGGACAGTATGCCAAACCGTGAATCAGACGATATTGTTGCCATGTTAACAGCTTCTGATGATGCCATGAATGAAAAGCCAGAGCGTCTGTTTTTGAGATAGCACATTCCATAACACCGTGAATCGGCTTTGCATGCTTCCCAAAATATAAAGAATAATCTGTTTGCTTCTCTAAATTCAGGGGCCCCAACGTCAATCTTACTCCACTGCAGGTACATGTAATGAGTGCCAGTAATATAAGTAGGCTTGTTCTTGTTATAGAACCAATGACCCTCATCGCGTCTTTTAAACTCTTCATCTATATATGGTTCCCATTGATCTTTGAATTCTTCCGGATAGTTTTTCCAGTCAAAGATTGTTTTTATTCTATTTAACTCTTTAGGGTATTCACGCTTAAACCATTTGTTTTCACCCTTAGTAATATTTGTAGGCATAGGTGGCAGCGCAATCTTTAAATTTTGTATGCTATACACATTGCCAATTTGCCCTGTCTTACTGATAACTACAATATCATTTTCTTTATCATAGCCATATTTCCATCTACGCGCTTTGTTGTGACGTTTGAGCGTGTTTATTTTAATCGGTTCAATAACCTCAAATAAAGTTTGCTCGTACATTACCTTGATCTTTTTTCTGCAAAGCCACTAAATGCTTGTTTTTTTTCTTCTTTAGGTTTATTTAGCAGTATTGACTTTTCTTCTTCTATTCTATTTAGAATCTCAAACGCGTCAAATATCGCAAGCTTTTTAGTTGCTGCTGCATTCTTAAGCCTATCCGCAGAAACGTCATCTTCTGTGTTTGTTATGATTTTTTCTTCTGCAACATGTATAAGCTCATCAACCGCTTTGTAGCCAGCTCGGATTATATTCTGTTTCGTCTCCTTGATATTCATATTTAATAGAAATTGAATTGGTTAACACCCTATACATTCTTTCGCCATCAACAACAAATTCATATTCGCTGCTTGGCGTAAAACCTACAAGATCATTTTTTTTAATACCGTTTTTTTGAAGCTCTTTATCTACAAACTTTATTATACCTATTAAAGGTCTTTCGGGATTTGTATCAAATTTATCTATTGATTCAATAGGTTTTACAAAACAATATCCTTTTGGTGCTATCCATTCTTTGTTTCGTTTATACAAAAAAACTTGTGATGGGTCTACAAAGTATTCGTTTTCTTTAAAAAATCCTCTACTGTTTTTTTCTTCACCATATACATCATACCATCTTCTAAAAACATTATGATGTAATATAACCTCATCACCTTTTTTAATATCTGTTTTTACTTCAACAGGTGTTTCAAGAACAACACCGTTTCTGCTTACATATCTATGATCAGATATTTCGGTATTTAGTATTAATTCTTTATCGCCTATAGATTTTTTATTATTGTATCTATCTTTTTTTGGGGCTATAATAAAATTAAATATACTTCGCATTAATATTCTAGGTTGTATTCTACTGCTACTGCCATGTTTTTATTAAAATCTTTCCAGGGCAGTACGTCGTTATGTTTTTTAATATAAATACTATATTTATCATCAGCTTCAACTATATCACAAATAGTATGCCCTCCGTAGACTTCTTGACCTACAGCGTAATGCATAGCTTCGTTTTTATAGTCTCTACCGATACTAATCTTCCTTATCAGATTCATCTTCTTCGGTTATTTCTGTATAACTGCCATCTTCAAGATTTATAGTAACTTGACCATATTCTTCTTCAAGTTCATTTTGCAGTTTTTTTAATCCGTCTTGCAACTCTGCGGATTCATGCAATAACCCGTGTTTCTGAAGTTCAATACTTCCCAATTGCGATTGGATTTTATTTAATTCTTTAACTACTCCTTGTAGCTTTTCAAGCTCTTCTTTTTTAATTTTTGACATAATAATTTTATTTAATTAAACTGATTATCTATACTTTAAATAATTACTTGTTTTGTTTGTTTTTTACCAAGGCACTTCTTTAGTAACTGTTGAGGGGGTAATTATATCTGCCAATGCGCTATCAACTGATGATTTCATAGCCGTTACGTCTAAAACACTTTCTATCCACGCTATCACTGTCGATTCTTTTAAATCTGCAAAAGCAGTAAAATTTTTAGAATCAGGATCTCCAACTTGAACAGTGCCTATAAAATCAGTTGAATAAGGATTGTCGTCAGAATCTTTTTGATCAGATATAGCTATATAAGAATAGTGCACACTATATACAACATCCGCTAAAGAATCTTTAGTTGGATATGTATCTAATGCATTAATTTTCCATGAATATGTTGTTGCCATTTTATGAATTTATTTGTAATTTTAAGTTTTCAATTTCTGTTTTTAATTCTTTAATTGCACCAACTAATAAAGGTACAATTTTTGAGTTATCTATTTCTTGATATTCCGGCTCGCCATTTTCATTAACACCATCTTTTTCACCTAGTACAGCTTCAGGAATTATATTTTGAACTTCATGTGCAACAAACCCGTCAACAGTTGTTTCTTCTGAAATAAAGTTGAAACGTTTTGGTTGTAATTGTTCGATTCTATCAAGCGAACCTGCCATGTCAACAACATTTTCTTTTAATCTATAATCAGAGGTAGTATTGTAAGCTGTTGTTGAACCTGAAATACTAATTGAACCCTTTTGACTGTTGCTCCTTCTAAACGAAACAAGTGTGCCGTCATTAGTAGTTCTATTAACAAGTAATGGCACGTTCCCGCTTCTTGTAATTGTAGCCAACCCAACTGGATTAAATTCAAGTCCGGCTGTATTAGTACCTGAGCTTGTTTTTCCAATTAAAACAATCCCATCATACCTAATACGCATTCTTTCTGCCGCTGACGTACCAGCCCCCCCTCCGGCGGTAAAAAATCTCATGTTAAACGCCGCGCCATATTCGTTTACTGCCGAACAATCTATTTTTGCTTTTATTTGAGCGCCTGCTCCAGATGCATCATTGCCATAAAACTCATACGCGCCTAATAATTCATCCGCTGTCCAATTTTTGTTACTAGTTGAATTTATTCTAATACTAACATCATCAGTTCCCGAAACCACTAGTTTTTCAGCCGGAGAATTTGTTCCAATACCAACTTCACCATCTTGGTCTATATATATTCTGGATAGATACGAACTATTTTGATAGTCTTGTATATGAAAGGCATTTTTACCACTATAATTTTCAGTATTTAGCCTATAGCCATATGAGCCCTGATCATGGATAAAATCAATAATACCGTCTACATTCCCTGAATCCCCAGAATCACCACTATCACCTCTTAGTATTAATTGAGCCGCACCAGTATTCGTTACTTTAATAGCTCCGCCAGACACTTCTAATTTTTCTGCTGGGGCTGTTGTTCCTATACCAACATTACCACTTGTATCAACAGTTAGTGCAGCATCAGTGTTTAAATCTGAGGTTGATGCTAACTTAAACTTATCAGAATCACTATTATCTGCTCCAAGAACCCATCTTCTTGCTCCTGTAAGTAAAAATTGAGCTATTGCATCACCAGTACCATCTTGTTCAATAATTAAACCTGTTGAATTACCAGTTCCAGTAGTGTTTTGCTTAATATGGAGTTTAGAAGCAGGATCAGTATGTCCAATTCCAACATTACCACTTGAATTAATACGCAAACGTTCTGCACCGTTTACTCTTGCAACCATTGCGTTGTTTGCGTGTTCATAATAAATTGAACCCCCGGCATTAAAACCACTATTTGCGCCGTCTGCAACATCAGCAAAAGCTAAAAAAGAATTACCCGAATTTGAAGAATAAATTGTTGCGCCAATATTTCCCGCACCACCAATAACAAGATTGCTTGCTTGATTAAAAAATGACGAAGGATTTGACACGCCTATTCCAACGTTGCCGTTTGAATCAATGCGCATTTGTTCCGTAGGGGTTCCACCGCTACTTGACGGTGTTGTTTTAAATTTTAATATTCCCCCTCCAGAATTACCGCTTCCAACTGTTGAAGCACTTTCAACTTCAATTTGAGCGTTACAATAGTTATTGTCGTCATCAACACTGAACTGAAGTATCCCAGTTGTTTCTCCAGCAGTTACCGTTCCATCTTTTCTAAGTATATCTATAACCCCCGGGGCACCTGTACCACTAATAGAACCAACCCTTAAATCTGGGACAGAACCGTATGTTGTAGTAAAATCCGTTACAGCGATGCCAACATTGCCCGAGGTATTGACGCGCATTGCTTCACCACTTCCGAATGTAGAATTGTTTACACAAAATTTTATACCTTTTGACGCACCGCCTTGAACAACGGCGTTTGACGACCCGTCGTAACCAAATTTAGTACGAGGTCCGGCAAATGCCATATTGAAAGAAGTATTTGAATCACCAATTTGCAAATTACCGTCGTCTGGACTCGTCGCGCCTATACCAACGTTACCACCGTTGAGATATGAATCACCATTAGAGTTTAATAATACTTTTTCACCTGAAGAACCACTAACATTTGACTTAAGTATCAGCCTCATGTTTTGACTGCTATCTTTATAAAAACCGGATGTGTTAAAATAGTCACCTCCTCCATTTACGCTTTCTACTCGTAAAACATAACCCGCTGATGTCGATCCGGTTGTTTCCTTAACATGAAGTCTAGCTCCTGGATTTGTAAGTCCAATCCCAACACGCTGGCTTGTGTCAATAGTCATTGCAAAACCAGTAGCACTCTGAGTATTTAAATCAGAGTTTGTATGCCAATTCATAGGCCCTGAAGTAAGGAAGTCAGCTGAGGTGCTTCCAGCAACAAGGCCAAACCCATGCTCATTATTACTACTATCTGTATATTGTACTTTTATGCCACCTGTGCCCGGTGTGCCTGAAGACACTGTAGATTTTGAGACTAAAGTGTATTTAGTTTGAGCAGATGCACCAGTACCTGACCTAACTTCTACAACTTCTAGTTTAGAATCTGGACTTGTTGTACCAATACCTACTTCATTTGAAGCTGCATCTACATATAGTACGTCTGTATCTACTGCGACTGTATTTAAAAATTTAATCGCCATATTTTATTTAATTATTTATTAAGATATTGCTGGGAAGCTAGTTATCAAAGCAAGATAGTCTTGAGTAGCTGAAGGTGCTGTTGCAAAAGCTACAGTTACTCGATCATTTGCATCTGAAGTTGTTCCTTTTGTAATATCTGCAAATACCTGCTCATACGTTGCTCCTGATCCATCATTTCCGTAATCTAATAGTGTTACAGAAACTATATGCGTGCTAAAATTATGTACAACTTCAAAAGACGTTGTGCTGCCATCCCCCGATATTTTTTTAGTTATTTTGTCCCCTGCTGCTATATAAGTTTTTACATCTGAAAGTAATACTTTTTTAGTTTGATTAGATGCACTAGTATCTCCAATTATCATTGAATCTCCATCTGCCAATGTAACACTAGACCCCGCTGTTCCAGCATCTAGCATATTTAGTTCAGCCGCTGTAGAGCCAACAGCTGTGTTATTTAATACAAGGCCGCTATCTGGCAACCTTACGCCTCCTAGATTTGCAACGCCTGCTGTACCGCTAAATACTTCACTTGAATTTGTAGCGTCTGGTATAAATGTAAAGTAACCTGTGCTTTCATCATAACCAAAAAATCCTAACTTAGCAGCACCAGGAGATCCGCCTTGAAACCAATTAAAAGTAACACCTTTATCTAACTGGTCATTACTTGATAAGGTGGCACCGTTATCATCACCCCCTAGTTCTATTACAGGGTCTTTAATAGTTACCACCGTAGAGTTTACTGTAGTTGTATTACCTGATACTGTTAAATTACCTGTTATTGTAACATTATTTGCAAATGTGGCATTTCCATCACTACCTGCTATTGTAAGCGCGTTTGAAAGAGGATTTAAAGAACTTCCTGAGCTATCTGCTTTTGCTATTTGAAATATGATGCTACCTCCAGCGCCTGTTCCTTTACCAATACCACCAGCAATCGTCAAAGCACCGCCGGCTAAATTATTTGTCGTGCCAGCGGTAGTATCACCGCCTTTTATTGTTAAAGTTTTACCTGCGGCATTATGAGCAGCGGCTGTACTTTTTATAGTATGATTAACATCATAAAATAATTCGCCACCTCCTATTGTTAAGTCACCTGTTATTGTAACATCATTAGGCAATCCAATACTAATTGTACCAGCACTATTATTTCCAGTAACATCTACTTCTTTTGCAGTACCGCTAATTGCTACAGAATCTGTACCCCCGCTTGAATCTGTTAAAGTTATATTTGTAGAACCCCCTGTAACGCCTGGATTAGGTGCTACACTACCTGTAACAGGTAAAGTATATGTTGTATTATCAGATGCTATTGTTAATGTTTTAGTTGCATCAGTAGCTGACCCAGCAACTGTAAAAGTAGTATTGCCTCCTTCAATTAATTTAAAATCTTGAAAAGAAACTAATGTTACATCTGAGCTGCCATCATTGATTATAATATCTCTCGGCGCTTTTAAAAACCTAGTGCCGTCGTGTATCTTTATATGATGCGAAGAACTGTCAAAATACACTTGCCCTTCCGCTGCTGTTGGAGCCGACCCTGTTGTATGCAATTTAGCATTTAATAACTGATTGTCATTAAGGTCTATGTTATGTAGAAATTGTATTGCCATAATTATTAATTCATATATGCTTTACCAGACTCCGCGCTGATGAAAGACACTGTTAATCTATTTTTGTTTATATAAGTTACGTTGCCATATCCTTTTTGCCCCGAAGGTAACGCAACAGATACGGAAGGAAATTTGTTTAGGTTATGTTGAATATCCCAGGTGGCAGATGCGCTAGACTGATCAAACTCAAAGTGCTTATCGCCGTCTCCAACAAAAGCTAAGCTATAATACTTATCTACTGTTAATACACCGTTGCCTGAAACATATGTTAAAGTAAAGTCATAAAAATTTGAGTCAGAAGAATTTTGAACTACATTTTCAACTTCATATATTCCATAAATATTTTTATCATCTGTTTGAAAAAGTATAACAGCTTCACCTTTATAGTCTAGTATAAAGTTTTCCATATTATGCTCAGCGCCGTCAATTTTACTAAATTGTAAAGAAGACACAGATGAAAATGAAGTACCTGAGCTTGGCCCTGTAAATTTTTTTTCACCCGATGTTGTTGATAATTGATATGAAACCTGGGTGTGTACTGATATTAAACCGTTTTCACTTAAAAACTTAGCAATACCTTCTAAAGTATAATTCTTGGTTATCGAACCAGAAGCGTCGGATCCAATAACTTTATCATCCTTAGTTATGATAAGGTCTTTAGAATAGGTACTAATTCTAGCCATTTGCTATTGTTTTTTTGATTTTTCCCATGTTCTACCTACAAAGTAAGCTCCATATACTGTAATAAGTAATGACTGAAAAATAGGTATATATTCTTCAGCCACCTGGAAGCCACCTATATTGCCATCAAAAAATGACAACGCGGTAAAAATAAATGTTAAGTAAATTAGAACTAAGGGCCTGATGTTTTTAGAAAGAAAAGAATCGGATTGCATATCCAACTTCCAACGCTCTGTAATTTGACTTTGGGCGTCTTGGTCGGCTTTTTCTAAAAGCTCCTGCAATTTTTGTTTTGCTTCTAGTCTTTCTTCTTCGGTGGTTGTTAAACTATCTATTACGCCACCTACATCTTTTATAAGACCCCCAGTGATTAAACTGAGTAATTTTTTCATTATAGGTTTACTTTATAAGCATCGCCAATAGAAGGGCGACTTTTCTTTTGTTTTGTAGCCTGTCTGTCGTATCGTTTTCTTAATCTACTTAATTTTCTTTGTTTTCTTTTATCAGACATGGAATCGTCTTCCGCTATCATATTAGCTTTTGTACGAAGCTTAACCATTTTAGAAAAGCTTTTATCTGCTTTTTTAACATTGGGTTTAGATTGTTTAACCGTTGGGGTTTTAACCGGCGCCGCTACAGCCGTTGGCTTTGGAACCGGAATCGAAGTACTAGCAGTTGGCTTAGGTGTAGAAATTGAAACAGGTTTTGATTTAGGAACAGCAATAGATTTTGCTGCTGGTTTAACTGTTTTAGTTGGTTTTTTAGGAGCAGGAGTAGGAACATTCGCCTTTGCAGTTTTTGGCTTTGTTGTTACGCTTGGTGTTTTAGGAGCCGAAGGAGCTGGTGTCATAACTGGAGCAGGTTTAATTCTACCTTGTCTTACTAGTTCAGCTTTGCGCTGCTGCCCTCTAACACTTCCTTTGCTTTTGTCAAAACCATAAGAGCTAGTTGATGATGCTTTTGAAGCATTTGCTTTTTTCTTAGAAAGATTAGAAGCCGCTCTTCTGCTAGATGGGCTTGTGTTGATTACAGCCTGATCCTTAGCTTTAAATGTGGTATCACTATCTTCGCTATGATGACCCATTCGCATTTTGTAATTTGACATAACTTTTATTTTTTATATGTTGATTTTTTACCTTTAAATTTCATCATCGGCATGTTTATATTTTCTAGCATAGAACCTGCTTGATAACCAAATCTACCAAATTCATTTGATTTTTTTGGCTGACCCATAATACCAGCTATATCTATAGTGGGCTTGGTAGAGGCAGTGCCAGTAGTAGTAGTGCCGCTGGTTCCTTTTGGTAGCTCTGCTGCTTGCGCGGCAGTTGGTACTGCGTCAATATCAAATTGCTGCTCACCTGTTTTACCTTGATCCTGTTGTAGAGCCCTAAGTTCGCTTTGCTTAACTAAAGCATCTAACTCTCTTTGGATAGCCGCTTTTTTCTGACTTCCTTCTTTTGCATTTCTAAGCTTTCTTTCAAGCTTACCAATATTTCTAGAAAGTATACGCCCTCTTCTAATATCTCTACGCTGATCTAAAGGGCTAAGGCCTTCAACTTGTGAAATTCCAGGAGTAAATTTTTTTGTTGCAGTTGTTACCGTTTCACCTGGTTTGTCAATTGTTATAGTGCCGGGACCGCCTGAAACACCTGTTTTGGTGGCTAGGTCAAGTTCATATCCAGTTGGGTCAGCTTCTTTTTGACCTGTCCTATCAGCTATATAAGCAGCTTTATCTTTATACATGCCTTGTATTCCTTCTAGGTTTTGCTCCCATGCTTCGTCATAAGAAAGCCTTTTCTTTGTTTCTTGACTTCCAGGAATGACTTCTGTATCTGTTGTTGTTTCTAAAGTGCCTAGTGCTCCAGTCTGACCAATTGCTTGTTCACTTGAAATATTCGAAGGCATACCTTCTTCGTCATGCGTATTTAGCAGTGGAGCCATTTGCATGTTATATGCCTGCCCCATAGGAAACGTATGACTGCTATCCATACCAGACTTGTCTTTGCCCATTTGCATAGTGTAGCCCATTTTTTCAACCACTTCAGGTTTTGATTTATAAAGCTTGTAAAGCCCTTCCCCAGCTTCTTTCTTGCCTTTCATTAATTTCTGTGCCATATCTTTAATTTTTGTTTTTGCGGGGGAACAACGCGTTCATAGCCTCGCGGCGCCCCTCACAACCGCATGGTATATTTAATCCTTTTGACATAAAATCTACAGCTTTCTTAATACCAGTAGCTGTGGTAAACTTGTGAATGTCGTCACCTAGTCCTCTTGATCTCATAATATTAACAATTCCATTTTCTCCGCGCAGCTTTACCTCTTTCTGAAGTCCAGCTTTTAGATCTTGCGCAGAATGATTTTCTTCGTTTCCAGGCTTTACTTCCTTTCTTAAGTTTTGAAGGAGGTGTAGTTACAGCTGTTTTCAGCTTACTACCTGGATTATCTTTACGATACTTCCTAACACCTTTAGCTGTCATTCCACCGCCGGCTTTTTTACCAGTACCTCTGCCTTTTTTTACTTTGGCGTAATAGCCTTTAGACTTTTTTCTTGATGGCGCGTTCTTACTCGGCATAAGTTTTAGTTTTATCGTATATACTTTTTTCCCATGGTAACTTATGATTACCGGGTCTTATTGATGTTAATGGGAATATTTCTGTAGCAGATCCTTTGTTAGGTTTATAATATACGTTTTTATTGTCGTATCTTACACTTCCATTTTTAAATTGCATGATATGCATCATTTCATGCTCTACCGCAGATTTCTTATCTTTCGGTTTTAAATCTTTTTCTATAACTATAGTTCTATCTATATTCGCAGCTCCCCATATTCCGTCTGGCAAATCTTTTTCAAATACTGGAACTGAATACGTGCTTAGCTCCGCGTTTATACCTAGCAAACCAGGCACATTGCTTTTCATTGTGAATGCCATTATCTTTCTGGATCTTTGATCATATCGTCAATAGCCTTGTTGTAGACTTTATCTGTATATGTTTTGTTTTTGAAAAATACGCTACGCTCAGACGTTGGAAGGTCTTCTTCACCTAGCATTATTCTATATATTCTACTTATTAAGTGTTTGCATTTAAATGAGGTTTGAAATATAGAATATTTAATTGAAGTACGGTTACGATGACGCCAAACCTCAATCCAGCCATCGCGACGAAGGCGCTCCCATCTATCTTTATCCCAAGAATATGTGTACTCGCCTTCTATAAAATCATTACGCGTAAAACGCTTTTTGCAATCTAAATATATTAAAAGTTCTAAATCAGCGTCTTTTAACTCATGAGTTTTACAGGCCCATTTGCGAATGAGCCTATAATACTTCATTAAATTTAGTTCTTTAATATCGTCTGCTGTTAATCTCATTCGACCAAAACTATATCAGCAAGCTTTAACACATGGTATAGCTTATCTTTCCACTGTATACCGTGCCCGTTGTGCTTGTCGTAATAAACAATATCGTCTTCTTTAAGCGACTCAACCAGGTTACCTGCAGATATTACTTTACCCTTTAAGTACCTATCGTCGCTGTTTTGCGATTCTGTAAGCTCAAGCCCACCTACTGTCTTCGGTGCTTCCTTGATTTTTTCAATAACTACAAAATAATTAATTGCTCTCATCCAGTCGTATGTTATTGATTATACAGTCAGCAGATATAATTGTATTGACAACTGATACCGCATTTTTAAGAGCAGTCTTTGTAACAAAGGCCGGATCTATAATACCAGCCCGTATCATATTAGTCGGCTTACCTGTTACAACATCGCGTCCCCAGCCTTTGCGTTCCATGCTTAAATTATCGCTAAGCCCGGCATTATCAAGAATTGTT